GCCTTTTCTGCGTCCAGGATGCCCTACAAACTTCGATCTCACCATCCCCCCTACCAACCCCCTTCACTCAAACTTTAATCCGCTTCTACCCCTGCCAGGATAGCGTTTTACAGGATAGAAAAGGGTATCTACACCCTCCCCACTGGGTAGGAGTGAGGGGCTTCCGTGTGGTGCGAAAGCCCCTCTCGATGGAAAAATGCCCGGCTTCTGAAGAAGCCCCGCCGGGAGGGGATGGACGTTATCTTGCCTGAAGCGTTACATATGGACTTTGAGTATTGGCCGCGCCCTTAAAAGGAATTAACGGACTCTTCCAGATCGGAGCCCCGTCCACGCGATAAACAAAGCGGAAAGTTGACTCATCGTAAAGAAATCTCAAATGGATTGAAACATCCGACTCGACGCCCTTATCGATGACAAGGTACTGGCTTGGATCGAAAAGAATTATATCGCCTTTTGTGCCCAGAGTCTGACATTGCTCCAAGGCGATGATGGGCCGACCAAATAGTGTTGCAAATGGACTTACTGAAAGCCCGCCAGCCGGCATATACACACTTGAGCCCCCCATCCCGACGATGAGACCCAAAGAAAATAATTGAACCTCCGTATCCTGGTTCAGTAACCATATTGCATTTTTCCTTGATCTGCCATAACACCTGGACCACATCTTAACCAGGTTCTCAAATACCAGAGTAGCTGCGGGCTGGCCGGTTTCTTTCGTTACCGTGACCAGGGCGGATGAATTCAGGATACCCAAAGGTTGGCCAACACCCGACCCGTTTAGGATGGCATCATCCATGCGAAATCCAATCTCCTGCGAAAATCCATCGGTGACAATGGATTGCAAAACCGCCGCATCAGCAAGTAGCTCATCACTGGTATAGCAGAGGCCTACCAATTTATTAAGGGTTAATGAGAGTCTCCCGAACTTTGGCTTGGACGGTTGTTTTTCCGCTGCCTCCGCAAGCCAGTATGCCAAAATCCCGCCCCATCTCGACCCATCAGCCCGGCTTGTTTCGTCGATAACGGGCAACTCAAGCCCGTTAAAATTTCCGCCGACAGGTATGCGGTAACATTTTGAGGCCAAAATTCCAGTCTCGTTCGCCTTTTGCAAAAGAGCATAACTAAACTCAGGCTGAACCAGGAAACCTCCTTCACTGGGGATTTTTTCATTCAGGCCAGCAGCATTCCGAACCTGATAAAGTTTTGGATCGATCTTTCCACCAGGCGAAGACGACGCGGCGATACTTTGCAATTGTTGGCCCAGAGTCCGAAATGGGCCACTTCCCCTTGACAAATCACGGCCCCCGGTTCCATACGGAACTTTATCTTCCCTTCCTCTATCATAGAGAAAATCTATCGGTTGAATTTTTTTCTGAAGTTCACCCATAACAAATTTGCGGAAATCCTCAATGGAAATTCCCTTTTCAACGGCCTCCATGGCCTCGTCTTTGAAGTCGAGGCTTTTGCCTATCGAAAGAATTTCTGTTGACCTCTCGCGTTCTGCGGTCTGTCGTTGCTGAAATTTTTCATGTTCTTTATCAACATCGTTAGCCATTTTACAATCCCTCCCTTTCTCAAAGTTAAAAAGATTTTTTGGTACATTTTTATAGGCCGAAAGATCAAAGTTCATTGAGGCCGCCATACGCATCGGTTCGGCCACCTCATCGGCAAAGCCCCACTGCACGGCCTCGTCCGCCCCCATCCAAGTTTCATCACTCATCAAATCCGATACCTCTTTATCGGATAGACCTGATTTTTTCGTATAGGCAGAAATCAAACCTTCCTTGATCTTATCTAAGCCCTCGGCCATCTTCCGATGTTCCTTAGCATCACCAATGGTCATTCCAAAGGGATCATGGATCATCATGATTGCATTTCGGGGCATAATCACGGTATCCCCAGCCATAGCGATAACGCTGGCAATCGAAGCGGCCAGACCATCAATTGTGACGGTCTTTTTTGCGGAGTGACGTTCGAGGGTATTGAAAATTGAAAGTCCCTCGAAAACGCTTCCCCCTGAACTGTTGATCCGAATGGAAAGATTTTTGACCTTGCCACACTTCTTCAAATCCTCCGCAAATTGTTTTGCCCCAGTCCCTTCGCTCCATAAACTTTCTCCAATGTCTCCATAAAGAAGGATCTCTGCCGATCCCTCATCGTCGACCTGATTGCGAATAGTGTAATAGTTCATCTTGTCCTTTCCTCCCGATGCAGGTTCAAAAGTACCGCCACGGGTTTTACAATGACTTTTGGCATCGTCGGCCTTCCAGGTTTCTTTCGGATACCGAAGAGCCTGGATCTCCGATTTGTTGTCTTTGATGCCATAAATTACATCAATGCACTTTCCATCATGTTTTTCCTCACAGTTTTTACGTGCAAATCGATCATACTGATCGGGTTCATTTAATCTTCAAGAATGTTCCCCACTATAAGGCATCTGATTCCCTCCTTCTCCCAGGAGAACAAAAAAAGGCTCTCCCAGGTATGATGAAATCATCCCGGAAGAGCCTCTGGCTTCTCCTGTGCTGCTTTTACAGCCTGTCCGCCGAACTCCGTCCGACAAGACAGTGGGTTTCTAAATTGTTTCTGCTCCCGATCCAGCCACTCTCCGAATGACTTTAGCTCTTTCCGTGACCCCCGGACACCGGAAAAAGTGGATCGAACCTGACTACTAAATTTTAATTTAATATATCTATTCATCCTTGTCAAGGCTCTATTTTTTAAGCGGCCGTGGGCTCCCCCTTTTCCCTTCCTTTGCGAGCTGTCGTAAAATTCCCCAAATCTCTTGACGCAATAAAAGTTCAATCTCCTTCTCATCCGCAATCGGCGCAAGGGACGCACTCATCCGTCTCGGGAAATTCATGAGAGCTGCTTTGCACTCAGCCACCAGGAGAGAAACCCACCGGACGGATTCGCCCTTTGGGAGGAGGTTCCCCCGGTCCGTGTCGAGTCTCAACTGTTCCCTCTCCTTTTTAATCTTTGTCAGCTCCGCGCGTTCGTCGATCAAAGAGGCCGACCCTTGACCCTGGCCAATCTTCCGCAAGTGCCGGATATAACCGACGACACAAGCCACAAGATCATATTTCCCTTCAATGGGTTTTGGAATCACCCCGCTTGCGGCCAGTAATTGAACATTCCTCACCCCCATATCGAGCAATTGAGATAGAATTTTCACTGGAACGGGTTTGTTAGCCATTTGTTTTGACCTCCTCCCACTTCTTCCATAAATCAAAGTCCCTGCGATAGCTCTTGATCCCATCAAAATAGCTTTTGTAAAAATCAAAAATGTCCAGGCCTATTGTGATAACGGTATTTTCAGCTCTGGGATTTGTGTTGATATTTGCGGAGCTCTCAATTCCGAAGGCGAATTTCGGGCCTATACCGGCATAGATTTTGGCGTGATTCCTAAAAATGGCTACTCTCCCCCCACAGAGAAGAACAACTTTTTTGAGACCTTCCCATTCTTTCTTGTAGCTGCCTGGGAATATTTCCCCGACGTAGGCATCCAAGCGCCCGATCTTGCCGCTCTCGACCCATTCTCTAAATTGCAGAACGTCATCGTCGGCCATGCACCATGTGCTGAACAGGCAATAATCAAGAGCCTGTTGGCGGACGATATGTTTCAAAAAGGACAGGGAATCAATATCGCCTCCACTTAGGACGTGGTATGTGCAATCTGGAGATAAATCGTGCTCCAGGACTTCCAAGAGCTTGGTTTCCGAGAATGCCCGACGGTAGACATGAACCGTTTTCCGCTTTAACGACTGTGGACTATCACAGTCGTCGAGGCAGCGCGTGCAAATCACCTGTTTCTGTTCCTTGGGGTCGTCAATATCGAGATATTGTTCAATTTCAAGGTCAAGGTCTTTCATGTTTTCTACAATCCTCCAAACGAAGCGAAACCCCTGAAAAAAACATTGCAACCGATTGAAAAATGCGGTTTCGATACCGCATGTCACCAAAGCCCTGGACAGTACCTTTTTGCCTTTATAATCAAGCACTTACGTTCTCCCTCTTCCTCTCAATGGACGTTGCTGCCGCATCATTCTAAAAATCTCCATCGCCTCCCGCTGCCTTTCTCGCCTAATTTCAACTTTGCGTCTTCGTACCCGTGCGGCTGCCGCTTTTGCTTTTTTTCGAGTAGAAGGTTTAATGAAAGTCTCCCGGCGCTTAATCTCGCTATGGATGGCGTCCCGTTGGCACTGTCGCTTTAATAATACTAAAGCCCCCTCGAGATCGCCGTTCAAAACCTTGATTTCGATCAAGCACTTACCCCTTTTTTAAATACCTCATCTTCCATTTCCCTTTGACTTCGTAAAATCATCTGACCAAAACTTTCAAGACTTACCCCCGTAATAATTTCCCATTGGCCTGGGCCTCCTACTTTTCTAATAACTGCACTCAAACGGTTACAGTAAAAATACCTCTCATCTCCGCTGACATGACGATTTCCATCGAATTGACACCCTTTGCAAAAAACAAGGCTTGCTCGGATCGCTTCCATCTCTGCTATCGGAAGAAGTGAAGTATCAGGCATCTATCCAAGTCCTCCCAGAAATCTTGGTAGTTCATATAGAAGGTCAAGCTCTTCCTTTTGTTCGGATGTAATCTCCTTAAAAATACGCGGAAAGATGATGAGCAAAAGCTGCATTGTCTTTTCCATAGCCTCATCTGAAAACTTTACTCTTCCCATATGGAAATCAACCATGATCCCCAAGATCCATTGGATGAGATACTCAGATAAGAATAGATCCGGGAGATCTTTCCATCCCCAGCTCCCATAAATCCTGTCATTGTCACAGGAACGACAAAGCCACCGAATATCTGAAATTATCCTCTGGTCAGTTTTAAATTCGTCTTTCAGGAGCAGGTGACCGTTAGGTGGATTCAATAAATCCTTTCCGCATTGTTCACATTCCAGGGTCAATAGTTCGTTTTCTCTAAATAAAGTTTTCATTCTGTCCCTCCTTGTGAAATGCCACCATTTTTTATCTTTTAAGAGAGTGTTTTGGTTTTTCTTTCTTTCTTTGTTACTTTCTTTCTTTCTTTGGGCACGTAGCCACTTAAAAAACCTGCCAAAAATCGTAACTGCTTGAAATTAAATGGTAACCCCCTTTTTCGATTGTGTAACAGTTGTTACAGAGAGTTACACTTGTTACAGTTGTTACACCCGTTACAAGCGTTACATTTGTTACAACCATTACGCCTTTGACTGCCATGGCTCCCACCTAAACTCGCAACCAGATATCAATTTAAAGGATCGACTCAAACCATCTGGATTAACTGTTGAAGATCTGTTTTTTCCTTTTTGCAAAGTTAACACACCCGCGTCTAAGGTTAGGTAAACCCGGGCTTTATCTAAAGTCTTTTGGCCTCCCCATGCGAATTTCGCACCACGATCCATTTGTAAGGAAATCATAGCGATTCCTCGGTCTAACTTTTGATAAATCTTGCGGATATGATCGCCAATTTTATAAAATTCCCCCTCGATGACTTCGAGGTAATCTACTATATTCAAGGCATCCGGCTGCACCACGTCTTGAAAATTTTCGACTCGCTTTTTGAATTGAATTTTTTTCCATTCATTTTTTGGGATATCAAATTTTGATGTCCGTAATGTTAATTCCTCCGGACCCATTTCAGAAGAAAAATAGATCACTTCAAAGTCATCACAATTCTGGATAGCACAATTTAAATCATAGGCAGACTTCCCGGCATTCGGACTCCCCGCATTAACAATGATGTTGCCAGGGAAAATATCTACATATTCCTCAATACCACCTGGCAACTTTATCGGTATTGGGACAGGTTCTTCTTCCAAAAGGCCAATCGAATCTGCTTCGGCATCAATCTTACGATAAGTACCCATCAATCGACCCCGTTCTAAAATCCCATCCGCGACTAATCGATGGAGCGCAACCCGGAGCAAAACCTTATCCTGTGGTGTTGTAACTCCAAGATCCGTGTACATCTGTCTAATGTCAAAACTACCAAATAAATCTTCGATCCAGAGCCTAAAGTTTTCGGCGAGATGATCAATTCGTTGGTCTTCACGGATGAGTTCAACTTGCTCTTTAGAAGGTTTCAGAGAGGCAGCATAGCCACCCTTCTTTTCAAATTTATTTAATTCGGCTTCCCACAAAGCAGAAGTGGCAGCGTCCATCTCAGGTTCAACCATGACTGTTTTATCCACTTAAAGACCTCCGAAATAATCTCTTCAGGAGACTAAATTTCTGTGGTTTCAATAGATGGGAAAGACCCCTCTGTAGAATGGTTTGATCATGTTCAGTACTGGCATTGAGGAAAATGCTTTTCAAATTTCCACCCTGCGAGAATTCAAAGAGTGCTGTGATTTTCTCTTTTGCTTTTTTCAAGTCTTACACCTTCTTCTCCGCAAGCCATTCCATAATTTCTTGACGATTAAATCTAATACACCGCTCGATATGGTAAAAGGGAATTCGCTTCTCCCTACACAATTTGTAAATCCAGATCCGGGAGACCTTCATCATCTTTGAAACATCTTCGACGGTGATCATTTCCATTTTTCAATCCGATGGAAAAAGGTCTTGTGGAGTCACTCCCAGGGCCTTTGACAGGCATTTCTTTTCATCGTCACGCGGTTGCATAAGACCATTTTCAATAAGGCTGATCTTAGATTGGTGAATCCCTGTGTCCAGTCTTAATTGAAACTGAGTGACCCTCTTCACAACTCGGACCTCTCTTAGTCGATTCATAAGCACCTCCAAATAAAAAAGGGA